GTAACTACATTAGGGTTATTAGGAGAAACACCTAAAGGTCCAGCTTTTGAACCAGTCTTTATTTCTAATTACGATGAGTTTATTAGTTATTTTGGTGGGTTAAACGCTGAAAAATTTAAAGGTAATGGGTTTCAAAAATATGAACTCAATTACATTGCAAAATCATTTTTGACACAAACAAACCAACTATGGGTGAGTAGGGTTTTAGGTTTGTCTGGATATGACGCAGGAAATGCGTGGTCAATAACATTGGATTCCGCTGAGGATCCTACAACCGTTGCTAGTACATTTACAGGTGATACAGGTGTTTTAAATTATACAGCATCTACAGGTGGCACACCAGTTATAATGGACTTCACTGATGATAATCTACAAGCATTATATGATGATGGTCAATTAACCTCAACATTCGCTAGTATAGGTTTAGCAACAACCGCAACTACATTTTCAATTACGGATCCAGTATACGTAAAAACTATGTGTAATTTTAGTGGTGCTACTTTTGACTTAGAAGTTACCGCCGCTGGAACATCAGGGACATTTGCAACAGGTACCACTTCAGGTAGTGTGGTAACATATACCGCTAGTTGTTTAACAGACATCGATGGTTCAGTTATTGCAACACTTAGATCGAGAGGAACTTATAACGGAGCTGAACAATTAGTGTTTGATATTACTGGTTCTACAGACGTTGCGATGTTTAACACCTCAAACCTTCCAAGTAACTCATTAGCGTCCTTCCAAATTACAGGTACTACTAGTGCTGGGTTATCTATTGATTATGACGTTTCAATGGATAAAACATCTAAAAATTACTTACCTAAAGTATTCGGTAGTTCGGTTCAAGATAAAGAGACTGAGTTATGGGTAGAAGAAATTTATGGTAATGTATTAGAAGACTTAATTACCAACGGAAAGGTAAGGGGATTAGATATTGATTTTGTTGAGATTGGTTCTGAGACTACAGATAGCTTAAATGATTATAAAGAAAAATGGTTATCGGCTTATTCACCTTGGGTTTTATCGGAACTTAAAGGTACAGGTGCAGGTTCCACATTACAAAGACTATTTAGGTTTATTACGATATCAGATGGTAATGCGGCTAACGAAGACGTTAAATTCTCAATTATAAACATTAGACCAGATAACAAAACTTTTGATTTAATGGTTAGAAACTTTAATGACACTGACGCTAATCCGTCAGTTGTAGAAAAATTCTCTAACTTATCTATGGATAGTACATCAAATGGTTACATAGCTAGAAAAATTGGTACTACTGATGGTGAATATCCGTTAAGAAGTAAATATATAATGGTGGAATTATATGATGAAAATGATCCAGATTTAAAGAACCATTTTCCAGCTGGATTCGAGGGTGTGTTAAATAGAACATATGTAGGTAGTAATCGTACCGCAATCGCACCAAAGATAGAATATAAAACTGCTTATTCTGAATTTACCACTTCTAAACTAAGAAAAACTTATTTAGGGTTAAATTCAACTATAGGTGTTGATCAAGACTTCTTCGACTATAAAGGTATAAAAGCAGTTAGTGTTGGTGTTACCGATGCTAACGGTAAAAACACATATAGTGGTAGAACAGATGGGTTCCATTTAGATGTGAACTCAACTAGCGGTGTTATTGATGCGGGTGTTAACACATACACACCATCATTACAAGTTGGTGTATCAGCATTTACTACAGACAGTGGTTTAGTCGGTGGACCATATGAAAAATTAGCAGCTAGGAAATTTACATTCACATCTTTCGGTGGATATGATGGGTGGGATGAATATAGAACACAAAGAACAAATGGTGATAATTATACCAAAACAGGTAGTAAAGGATCTACAGGATTTCAAAGTGGTTTGTTTGATACGTATGTTACTTCTGAGGGAGATGATGGTATCACTTCTGATTACTACGCATTCTTAGATGGTATTTATACATATAATAACCCAGAAGCGGTTAACATTAATGTATTCGCTTCACCAGGGTTAGATTTACAGAATCAAATTAGTTTAGTAGAGGGTGCTGTGGATATGGTTGAGGTTGATAGAGCGGATTCGCTTTATGTTATGACCACACCAGATGTTGATGCAGATAACGTACCATTAACAGTTGGTGAGGCGGTTGACTTAGTAGAAGATTCGGGAATCGATTCAAACTATTCAGCAACATACTGGCCATGGTTACAGATGAATGATACAGAAAATAACAGATACGTATGGTTACCACCTACTGTTGAAGTTATGAGAAACATTGCACTGACAGATAACGTAGCGTTCCCTTGGTTCGCAGCAGCTGGTTTAAATAGAGGAACAACAAACGCAGTTAAAGCGAGAGTGAAACTTAGATTGGATGATAGAGATACTTTATATGAAGGAAGAATTAACCCAATGGCTACATTCTCTGATGTTGGTGTTGTAATCTTTGGTAACAAAACGTTACAAGTTAAAGAAACAGCTCTTAACAGAATTAATGTTAGAAGATTGTTACTACAAGCTAGAAAACTTATATCAGCGGTCTCAATCAGATTGTTATTCGAACAAAATGATGAGGTTGTAAGAAATCAGTTCTTAAGTTTAGTTAATCCAATTTTGGATAACATTAGAAAGGAAAGAGGTTTAACAGACTTTAGGGTTACGTTGGATGATACTCCAGAATCAATTGATAGAAATGAGTTAAATGGTAGGGTATTTATCAAACCAACAAGATCGTTAGAATACATTAGTATCGAATTTAACATCACTAACACTGGAGCAAACTTTGATGATATATAAATTTAAAATGAATTTAAATGAAATTTACATATTTATATAAAAAAAGATAATAACGTAAATTACTATTAGTAGATAAAATTGATTATTGATATAAAATGAAAATGATATGAATTATAAAAAAAGAATTAACGAAACGAATTTTATGCGTAGAATGATGGGGCTACAACCCATTAATGAGAACGCACCAAAATCGTTAAATGAAAGTGTGGCTTTATCACCAATGCGTAAAAGAATTTCGGAAGTATTACCTTCTTACGATAATTGGGCAGCAAACTCAGACAAAGATACTATATATATTAAACGTGGTGATGAATTAATGTCCACAATAAAACCATCATCTGATGATAGATATTTTGAAATACGACCAACAAAAAACTGGGGTGGGGCACGAAACGCAGGTTCAGGACTGGTAATAATTAACGATGTACTTCCAAATGAAGAACAAACTATAAATTGGGTGTTTAAGAATTTTGGGAAAGCTGCACCAATAGAGAATTCTACGACACCATCTAATGATGATATGTCTGGACCTGTTGATCTACCATCACCTGATATGTCTGGTAATGATGATATGTCTGGTAATGATGATTCAAGTACCGAACCTAAAATTCAAGAGAAGTGGTGTAAAAGAAATTTAGACATTGATTGGTATTTCGATAAATTAAAAATGGGGAAAGGTTACCTTAAAAAAGGTGATTGTGGAGAAGCTGTTGAGGTAGCTCAAGATCATATGAATGAGTATGAAGGGTCTGAAGTTATCGATGTTGACGGTGCTTATGGTAACAACACTATTAAAGAAGTTAAAATAGTACAAGGTGAATTAGAACTTAAAGATGATGGGTATTATGGTAAAAAAACACATGATGCTTTAATTAGTGCAATTGGAGCAGGAAAAGGGTCACCCGATCAACCAGAAGATGATATTAACACTGAGATTGGACCTGAGATTGGACCTGAGATTGTACCTGATGTTGTACCTGATGTTAACACTGATGTTGAAGCAGATTTTGACCCTAATGAACCTCTACCAAATGTCTTCCCAAGTAGGAAAGAAGAAAAAGAAATTGAAAAACAACTTGATGCAGAATTCGAAAATAAAGCTAAAGAAAAAGTAAAGAAGAGAAGAAGGTTAAAAATTAGAAACCCTTTTAAGAAGAGAAGTAAGGGTAAGTCTAAATACAACGTAAACGAACAAAAAACCATGAGAATTAAAAAGGATGGTAATATTATAAATCTAACAGAGTCAGATTTAAGACGTATTGTAAAAAAAGTAATAAAATAAAACCTTAAACAAATAAATTAATAATTAAACCCACTATATGTGGGTTTTTTTATTTCCAAGAATATTTATAAGAATATGAAAGTTAAACTTACCGAATCTCAATATAAATTATTAAAAGAATTTAAAAAAAGAGCTTACTCTTTTGATTGGGACGATAATATTCTTATGATGCCAACAAGAATTCATTTGGATTATAGTGTTAATGGTTTAGCTTGGGTTCCAGTATCCGTATCAACAGAAGAATTTAGAAGTATTAGACATAAGTTAGGTACGGAGTTTAGATTTTTAAATGATAATGAGGGTGAAGCGTTTAAAGATTTTAAAGAATATGATGCCTTTATAAGTGACACTAAAGAAGCGTTAGATAGTCGTAGATATGGACCTAGTTTTAATAAGTTTAAAGAAGCTTTAATTAGTGGTAGCGACTTCTCTATTATAACTGCCAGATCAAACCCACCACGAGCGATTAAAGACGGTATAAAGTTAATTATTCGAAAATCCTTTAGTTATGATGAACAAGAAGAGATGAAAAACAATTTAAATGGGGTAACAATGGACGAATATCTTAATTTACAAGATTACCACCCAGTTTCTTCAGAAGAATTTATTAATAAATGGGGGTTGGATATAGATTCCACAAACCCAGAAGAGGGTAAGAAGATAGCGTTCGAAGATTTTGTTGATAGGGTTGTAGATAGAGTTAGTTCATATCAAGATACCAATGATTTTGAAGGTATTAGTATTGGGTTTAGTGATGATGATATCAGTAACGTTGAGGTTGTTGAAAAGTTAATAGAAGAAAAATTAAAACAGAAATATCCTGATATAAAGTTCTTGGTGTATGATACCTCAGACCCAGACAATCCAAAAAAGAAGAAAATGATTATAAAGAGGTAACTTTTTATAAGTTACTTATATTTATATAAAAAGATAATAATATTAATATATTATGAAAATTAAGAAAGAAGGTGAAATAATAACATTAACCGAATCCGACATCAAAAGGATTATTAAGAAAAAGATATCTTTAGATGAAGGATTACGATCTAAATTAAAAGGTATTGGTGGAATGTTTAAAGGTACAGGGTATAGTTATACAAAATACGCTTACGAATTATCTGGTGCTTTAAAAGAATTAAATGAAGAGTTAGAGGAGACTATAATTGAGGTTGGAAAAATCGTTGATAAATCCAATAAATCTAAAATGTCCAATGTTTCTTATGATAGATTATCAAAACATGTTGATGACGCTTTAGATGCGTATAAGATGGTTATTGGTGTTAATGATGTTATAATTGAAGACCTAGATTTTTCTGTTAGTAATGAAAGAGGAGATGAAAGACCGGCTGATAATGTAGAACCTCAGTTTGATAGAGGGTAATTAAATAAAAAAATAAAAATAAAAAAAATGAAAATTAAGAAAAACGGAAAAGTTATAAATCTAACAGAGTCAGATTTAAGACGTATTGTAAAAAAAGTAATAAAAGAACAAGATGAAGCTCCAGTTGCCGATGCTACCACAGGTGGGAAGAGACAATGGGAGTTTCCGTTTAAACCTGGCGGAGCATCACATGTTAAATTACCGGGTACTGTATTAATATATAAGACACAACTTGAAGACCCAAAAACTAAAAAACTTAAATTACCCTTTTATTCAGTATATGTAAAAAATAAAGAAGGTCGAGTTAGTGCTGGGAAGGTATTCTCTAATGGTAAATGGCAAAGGGCTATTCAATCCATAGACTTCTTAAGGTTAGTGGGTGCTTGTCAGGATGAAGATTGTAGTAAGAAGGATTCAACTGTTTTTGCAACCATAAAAAAGGGTTTTCAAGATTCTATTGGGATCGTTCCATTTAATTAATATTAAGACCATTTAAAAATTAAAAAGGTGGGAATTCCCACCTTTTTAATTTACCGTACCCAATTTTTAAACTATTATTTACAACTTTTTCCAACTTAAACTCTCACCTTCATAACCAGAATCAAGACCAAATATTTTATTTAAATCACCGTCTATATATGAGTTTTCGTGTAGATTATCGTTAATTGTGATTCCTCTAACTTTACCAGCCCAACTATAATAAATTTGTACGTTATCGTATCTTTCTGAATTAGGATATAGAATAGTTATTTTATATTTTGAACCAAAATTGTGATTAGAATTGTCATAATATTCTTTATCAATTCTAAGTATTGTTAAATCTTTGGATCGAACATTTAAATATTTCTTAATGAATTGTTTGAAGTATTCTTTGTCCTCACTTAGTTCGTATTTATCATCACTTAAACCATAAAAGGTTATATCATCTTCTTGAGCCAAATCTAATAAGGGTGTTACATCACCTGTTTCGATGTATTTCACCAGTTCATTGGTAAATGATGTTTCAAAATTCTTTTTGATTACACTTCTTTGGGTTAGTGAGTTTTTTCTTGTTACCGTATCTTCTCTCACTTCAGCTGATACACCAATTGTTAATCCAATTAGGATTCCGAGTATTAAAATTATTTTTTTCATAGTTGTTTATTTTTTAGTTGTTACAAATATAAGCCAAACTTTTCGATATCGCGCTATGTTTTGTAATAAATTTTATTTTTTTTCTACATTTTTATTAAAAATCCCCATAAATAGGGTGTTTTACAAAGAAATTTCTTTATTATTATAAATATAAACTAAATTTCCACAATCATATATACGATATATTCCCCTATCATACATAATTTCTCTTTCAGTTTTTTTAATGTCAAACCCAGACTCAACCAATAAATTCTTACGATATTTAAATCTATGTTCCCTTTCATTGTTAACAACATAAAAATAGTTTGGTGTTGAGTTGTGTGTTTTATTAAACCCTAATTGATCATATAAGTTACCTTGTGACCACCTTCTATCAGCGTAACTTATTAATTGGTTTGGTTTATAGTTTTTAATAAAGTGTTTAAATAGTTTACTAGCCCCACCGATAACAGAATGATTAACTTTATTACAGAACCTTAATAACTCCCATTCATTTTTAACACCATTCATAACAACCCTACCTTTACCGAATGTCATTATCGACACCAGTTCATCATTATAATATAAACCTAAATTAACTTTACTACCTATTGTACCTTGAATATGGTTATCATTTAAGAATTTTGTTTTATCTTTAGTATTAACTTCTTTTATTATACATTTTCTACCATATACTTTATTATCAGTTAATTTAAATAAGTTTTTTAATCTACTTTTAACAATATCCTTGTTATTAACCCATTCGTCTTCAAAGATATGTATTAGGTGTATTCCTTTGGACTCACACACATCAGTTTTATTTAAATGGTAATCCTTATCAACATATTTCTCACAATGCCAATACAAACCATTAAATTCTATACCAATATTAAAATCAGGTAATAGTATGTCAATCTCCTTACCATTAAGAATATCTCTATCACCCTTAATAAGGTTTAATCCCAAAGATGATAAGAAATCTGTTAGTTCCTTTTCTTTTATAGATTTTAACTCACTTACAGGGTTACATATCGTACAAGGGTTTATACCATTTTTAAATCTATAGAACAATAGACCCCTATCTATATCATATTCACCATTACAGTTATTACATTTAAGTTTAACATAATCACCAGAATCGTCAATAACATTCAACCCCTTATATTTTTCATTAAAATTAATTAGTTTTGAACTTTGGTTCTTTTTACGGGAGTTATTTAATAATAGTGTATTGGTTACACCATATTTGTTGAGGTTAGTGTTTTTCCTTTTTTCTACTACACTATCTAATTGGTTTGGGTTGGGTACACCTAACTTCTCTTTAGTTTTGGTTTGTATGTATTCACTATCTTTAAATATATTAGTAACACCATACCTTTTTAAGTTTGTCTGTTCTATTTTTTTCTTTATATCCTTATCCCTTATTGGTGAACCACCATATTTTCTGTTAAATGTTTCTTTAACGTTGTTTTTATGATCTTCGTGTTGGTTTGTACATTTTATGGAACAATAACTACCATACCCCTCTCTTAAACTTTTCTTAAACTTTAATTTTTTATCACAATTTTTACATATGGGGGTATCACTTAATTTATTTATGAAGATATATATTTTTTCTTTAAACGGAATAACCCCATTTAAGTTTATACTATCACAATAAAGGTTAATTGAATTATATATTTCATTATAATTATTTTCAATATAAGATTCTCTGGTTTTTAATCCAGCTTTATTATTTTCTAAAAAAAACTTTTTATAATCCACTTTTTTTGGTTTTTAGATATTTATTAATAAAGGTAATGAAAAAACTTATCAAATACAATAATAAATATAAAAAAAATTAAAAAATGGCGGATTTATTAATGCGAATGCCTGTTCCTTATGAACCATTAAGAAAGAATAGGTTTATTTTAAGGTTTCCCGATGAACTGGGAATACAAGAATGGTGGGTATCAACAACAAGCCGACCAAAATATACAAGTGATGAGGTATCTATACCTTTTCTAAATACTGAAACTTATGTTATCGGTAGATTTAGATGGGAAACAATCTCAGTTACATTTAGAGACCCAATCGGTCCTTCAGCTACACAAGCTTTAATGGAGTGGGTTAGACTACATTCAGAATCAGTAACAGGTAGACAGGGTTATGCCGCTGGATACAAAAAGGATGTTGAATTGGAAATGTTAGATCCAACTGGTGTTGTTGTTCAGAAATGGATTTTACAAGGAACTCAGTTAAATGATGCCGATTTCGGTTCATTAGATTATTCCTCTTCAGATTTGGCTGATATTACTTGTACACTCCGGTTTGACAGAGCAATAAATGTTTTCTAGAATTCCTTTATCAAACATAAGACTTTCCCTTTTACGTGTATATTTATATGTAAAAGGGATTTTTTATGCAACACAAATGTGAAATATGTGATAAAGACTTTGATTCATTATGGGGATTATCATCTCATAATGTCAAAAAACATGATATCAAACCACAAGAAACCTTTATTAAACATAATTTAGAAGGTATATCACCAAAATGTAATTGTGGGTGTGGTGAAACCCCATCATTTTTAGGAATTAAAAAGGGTTTTAGAGATTTTATTCATGGTCACGCTTCTAGAATTAACAATAATTGGGGTCATAATACTGACGCTCAGAAAAAGTCTAAGGACACCCAAAGAAGATTGTACGGATATGGTGAGTTAGTTATATGGAATAAGGGATTAACCAAAGACGATGACGAAAGATTGGACTATGGTGAGAAAATATCTAATAATTTAGAAAGGAATAAAAAAATTTCCCAAGCTCTAAAAGGAAGGAAAAGACCCCAACATGTTTTAGATAGTCTCGATAAGGGTATGAGGGAATATTGGAGTAAAGAGGTGAACAGGGAAAAACAAAGTCATAAAAGAGTGTCTTATATAAAAGAAAATGGTTTAACACCTGTCTCTAACTTAGAAAAATATTTTAGTAAATTAATGGATGATTGTGGTATTGAATATCACCCACAGTTTTATGTGAGGGAGATTAAAGCCTTATACGACTTTAAAATTAAGGGTAAAAATATATTAATAGAAGTAGATGGGGATTTTTGGCACTGTAACCCTAACACTAAACATAAGATACCGGTAACAGAACATCAAATAAAAAATTTAACTAAGGATAAGATAAAAAATAAATGGACTTTAGAAAATGGTTATACATTACTTCGTTTTTGGGAGACGGATATTAACGATAAACCCGAATGGGTTATAGGTGAACTCAAAAGACATTTAACTTAATATTTATTAATCCTCTTTATAATATAAACTTATAAAGAGGATTTTTTATATATAAGTGTTTTTTTTATAAAAATTTAATATTTATAGTATAAAGATAAAATTATTGTGTTATGGAGAGAAAATATAAATCAATAAACGAAGAGATTAATAGAATTAAATCTCTGTTTACAGAGGAAAGAATGTTCGGTAACTTAATTACTGAAGCATCAACAGAGGTGGAAATACCAACAGGTATAACACCACCAGGAGAAATATCAGGGAAATGTGTTGCAGGTGACTGTAAAAATGGGGAAGGTACTTGGAAAGATGTGGATTTTGAATATGTGGGTGGATATGTAGATGGTAAGAGAAGTGGTAAAGGGACGTATAAAAATAGTTTTGGTGAAATATATGTCGGAGAATTCAAAGATGATATGGAGAATGGTAAGGGTACATTTACTAAGGAGGATGGAACAGTGACATCTGGAACATTTGTAAATGGTGAGTTAGTGACTCCAGATAAGTCAAATGTTGTAAGTACTGTGGAGACTTTTAAAGATAAAGGGGGTAAGTATAGTTACTCAAAGCTACCAGATGGTACATATTGGTATAGTACTGATGGGACAAACTGGAAACAACAAACTAACCAAAAAGGGATGGACGCTATTGAAACGAGAATAAACTCAAGTAAGGTTGATTCTTTGGGTAAAGTTAAAGCTTCAACCATAAATAGTTCTTATACGGAACCTGAAGGTAATACTGATAGTGATAGTGGAGCTGATACTGGAGCTGATACTGATACTGATACTGATAGTGGAGCTGGAAATGATACTGATACTGGAGCTGATACTGATACTGATACTGATACTGATAGTGGAGCTGGAAATGATACTGATAGTGGAACTGATAGTGGAGCTGGTACTGATAGTGGAGCTGGAAATGATACCCCTGAATATAAAACTGAATATGACACTATCTTAACTAATGTTAAGAAAGAGGGTGATAATATATTATTTTATGATATATGGTATAAAAACCCCACAGACGAAACTATTATAAAGAAACGGAAAGATATTGATGATTTTGAAAGTGTCGATTGGAAACCTGTGGGTGGAACAAGGATATCTTTTGATATATTACGTAGTATGTTTAGTGAGAAGAATTCAAAAACACCATCAAAATCGATGAAGATAATGGATGATAGTGGTAAGTTAGTGGATAATGACGGTAAAATGTTTTATGTCCCTGTTGACTCTGACGGTGTTGACAATATAACAACTGTGGCGGAAAAAAGAAAAGACGATAGGCAAGATAAAGGGGAATTTAAAAAGATATTTTCTGGTCCTGGAGGGTGTAGAGAAAATATGGGTAATTATATTAAGTTGGCTAAGGAAGGTATGACAATGGAAGACGCTTTTGGTGATAAGGAAGATGACGCGAGAGGTTATATAGAATGGTGTTTAGGTAATTACCATAGTAAATTAGAAAAAATTGGTCTATTTAAAAAGGGAAAGGGTGTTTATCTATTAAAAAAACAATGGAATATCGATTATGAAAAACCCGATGGTGGTGTTATTGGTCAAAAATACGAAATTATAATAAATGGCAGAAGTCGCGGAAAAATTAAAAAAGTGGGTGAGAATGAGTATAGAATAATTTCTAAACCTGAAGAGAAGATATTCGGTAGAAATAAACAGTTTAAGGATGGGTTTGAAGACGCTGTCAATAAAGCTATAGAGTTACCCGAAAATGAGGAACTTACTGTGGCGGGAATAATCCAAAAGGGTCCAGTCCAATGGGCTAAACTTCTAAGTAGAGTTGTATAAAAGATATGGGTAACAGAATAATTATATCGGAATCTCAGTATAGTCGCGTTTTTTTAAATGAACAAACCAAAAATGGTGCCGATAAAATATTAAATAGAAAATTGTTCTTTAATTATGATACACTTAAAACGTATCAAGATCTTTATAATAAACTTATAAAAAATAAATCTGATGGTGATAATTTTAGAGAGTGGGTTTATAAAGATAAAAAAAGACTCGACACCATAAATAATGAATTAAAGAAATTAGGGTATACGGATGGGTTTTCTAAAAGTGGTGCATATGGTAATGAACATTTTAAGGTTGCTTGGAGTAGAGGTGGTGAGTTGTATTATAGGTCGACAAAAGAAAGACAGAAAGAAATAAAGGGGGTGGGTAATAAGAAGAAAGGAGAAAATGATTTAAATACTATAGATAGCTGGGACGGTGTTAAAAGAGATGCAAAACCCCCCAGCATGTATACCAGTAAAGAAAAAGAGTATTACGGAAATAAAGTTAAAACCACATTAACAAAGGTTTCGATGGACAAACTTATATTACCAAAATGGGTTGCTAACTCAATAGATCTTAAAGAATATGTAAGTAGTTATAATAAAACAAAAAACAATTGGAATGAATGTCGAAAGGTGTTCGGATGGAAGGATGGGTCTCTTACGATGGTAGATCAAAAATTTGTAACCAAATTCCTTAGTGTTGCGGTGGGGGTAGGGGACTTAGGTTTAGACGACTTTTTTGATATGAATAGAACCACCTTATTATCCCCAGAGTGGGTAGTAAATGAAGTATGGTCACTATATCATAACACTTACAAAGGTCAAAATTATACCCCTGACGTTATTATGAGAGATATATGGGTGAAGAAGTTCAAAGAAGAAAAAGGTTACTATCAAGCTAAGAAACTGATTGCAACCCCCCGACCTGGTGGTAAACGGAAACCTTGGAAATTTAACTATGATGTTAGTGGTGTCGAGTCCGAGTCCGAAGATGATAAGTGGGATGCAGCTCAAGACCTAGTATCAGAAATTGAGAATGATATAGTGAATTTTAAAAAGGAAAATGGTACACCTGTAGAGTCGATGATGAAAGGGTATATCTCACTTTTGGATATGATAAAAAATTGGAATGATAGATTTGATACTCAGAACCCTAAACAGGCGTACCTTTGTGATGATGCTGTTTATGATAGTAGTAGAACTCCAGTAGGGGGGTTACAGCCTTTGGCTACTCTTCAGTCAGTACTACAGGGTCCAGCAAAATATAAATATAGTACTTGGAAAACGTTTTGTCAACAGGGAAATAATATGGGAAATTGGATATATAATGCCGGTAGTGGTGTAGACGTTGATGGTGAGGTAAGAGATCAAGATGACTATGGTAATAAAGACTTTATTATGGGTTGTGGGTGTGTTAACACACTAAATAAAAATATGAATGTTTTTAATGGGTCAGCCTTTGGTGCTGGTTTTTATAACCCAGCGAAGAGGTTAGGTCAAACTATGCACGACACTAGAGACTTTTATTACAAGGCGGATGATTTTATTAAGAAATGTCCATCTGATTGGCATTGTATGTTCGATATTATGTCAATTGCAGTATTGTTCTTAACTTGTCCATTTACTGGTAGTGCAGGGTGTTTAGCATCTGGGGCGATGTTGTCGATAGCAATTGATGCTGTAAGTGGTTTAGGTTATGTATATGAACAAGATGAAGGGTGGAAATTTAATGCGGGATTACAATTTTTCTCAGTTTTTACTTTTGGCGCTGGTAAATTAGGTAAAGTAGCCAAAGGTTTGGTAGTAAACGGTAAAAAATATACAGACATTTATAACAAAGTCATAAAAAACTCAATGAAAAACTACTCGGAAGTAGCGTGGAAATCGTTATCTAAGGAACAACGGTCGAAATTCCAGAAAGAGGCTTTTGAGGAGTCGTTTGAAGGTTTATCGTCAAGTGAGATAAAAAAATTAATTAGTCTAAATAATTCAGTGATGTCTTTTGCTGGTACTAAAGAGATGAAGGCTTTCATAAAGCAGATGGAAAGTGTATCTACAAGTAATAAGAGTGCTTTTAATAAAATGTTAAAATCATCGGAAAAGAATGTTACACTAAGAAAATACATTCAATCAGAGTTTGATAAAGGAGTAGATTTTACAACAATATTAAAAAATTACACTAAATATGTACCTAATGTAAAAAGCGTTTTGTTTCAAGGTTCTTTATTCGCATTAATGTTTGGTTATCCAGAAGAAACGGCTAAGGCAGTAAAGAAAGGTTTGAAGTTCTTTGATGAATTAGTTCCAAGTATTGGGCTGGTGAAAATGTTAGGAGTATCAACAGATATTAACCCAGATGACAATGAATCACAAATATTAAAAGATAACTTAAAACAATTCGGTCAATATAGTACATTGATAACTGAAATCCAAAACAACCTTAAAGATAATATTTATAAATACCTAAATGATTATGGTATTACACCTAAGAAAAATTTAGAGGATATAATAATTAATGGGGAGAATAGTATTATTGGTGAACCTTTAACAAATGTTAAATCAAGACTTGAAGATTTAGTCCAAATCGTACAATCAATGAAGGGGGAAAATAAAACTGAATCTGAAATTAAAGATTTCTTAGAAACTCAATATAACGCAGAAATAGAATATTTAGAAACAGAATCAGTAAAACCGAATATAATTAAAGACATAATAAATGCACATAACTCTAATCCATTATCCAAAGAAGATGAAGAATTCTACAAAAAAAATAATATCGATATTGTCAATTTCAATTTTGATGGTTTAGAATAGAATAATTAAGATAATTAAAAATGATATGAAAAATAGATTAAAAGAAGAGGTAGAAAGGATTAAAAAACTTTTTACAGAAGAAAGGTTATATGGGAATATAATAAATGAGCAGGGTAATCCTGACACCAATAATGATGGTGTAATAGATGGTGTTGAATTTACTGCTTCAGGTAGTGATATTAATCCTGAAGAAGCGTCCGCGTTTTTAAAATCACAGGACTATTTTATTAAAAAGGGTGGTGGAGTTGAAAAAAATGTGCAAAATATATGTTACGAAAAACCAAACATGAAGAAGATTTATGATAGGGTTAAAAGTTATGATGGTGGGTCCATAGTAAAAAATGGAAAAATTATGAGTAATTTTTCGTCAAATGGGGGTATATGTTTTTACTATGTTAAGTATTTGAATCTTATTACTGCGCTTGGTACTACCGCAGTAGAAAGAATAAATTTTTGGGATGACGGGGATGGTGGTTTTTATTTAAAATTACCATACGAAATTAATTTAAATAGTGTCGAAAAATTGACGCGAACAATTGGAGATCCTTCTACTGCGTTATTAACAGTTGCAGGATCTAATGAATTGATTAATCATAGCACAATAATAAAATATGTGAAATATAAATTTAAGTATGATTTTGATAATGATATGTACAATGATATTAGTGTTGCTGGGTATTATAAACAAGGGTTTATCAAAACCAAGAGTTTAGATACGATGTTAACTGATAGTATCAATAATCCTACGGGATATAACCCCCTATCTGACATGTCTGATCCTCACAGCAGTAGGAAATGGTCCACTGGTCTCTCTACAGATCAATTGGTGACTGACAATAATGGGGCGAAGATGATAGGGTACGGAAGCTTAGATGATATGTTAAAGGTATTCAAATAATTAAAATATGAAATATAATATAAACCAATTACATTTAATATTAGTAAACATGGTAGATTTAGAGTCATTAGATAATTTATTAAGTAAAATTTAAAATATGAAATACAATAGAAATCAATTTAATTTACTATTAGAAAGAATGTCTAATAGATATTCTTATGATGAATCCATAGAATTAAAAAATAAACAATTATTGACAGAGGGGTTTGGAAAGGGGTTCTTCAATATATTGAAAAATATTAGTGTCAAAACACCACAAATACAGAGATTACAAAATTTAACGGGTGACTTAAACAATGGTATATCTTCTAAAAATATAGGTGAATTGTTAAACACAAGAAGTGCTGATGGACTCATTGGTATTAACTCTATTAAAAATGATTTAAAGAAGTCGGGGGTAGAATTAAATAGTGTTGAGGTGGATGGTTTGAATAATTATTTTAAAGTGATTGCTGGTGTTGACGATGTATTACAAAAAAGAGGAAATAATAGTGTTACTTCTATAATTAATAGGTTAGATGACACTAATTTAACTTTGAAACAAAAAGAAAAATATGTTGCTGAAATCTTTGACGATAATCCCAAACTTATCAATATTGGTATGTCTGATGGAAGTAAAATTATAAATAGGGGTGATATTAAAGGAGCTGTCTCAGAAAATTTTGTATATCTATCTAAACAAAATATAACTCAGTTTGTAAACACTAAAATGTCCGTTTTACGGGGGAAGAAATACTCAGTGAAAAAAATGGTGAGACATAATAATTTTGGTGCTGGGGATTTTCTAGTGAGCCACAAAGATTATGATACTTATATGCTTTTGAAATCCGCTGATGCTACATCACAGCTTCAGACAACATTAAAATCCAAAGGGTATGAATTGATACCTACAGACAAATCAAGTTCGAGTTTCAACAAAAAAACGAACAAAAAGAAAAGTATACAAGTTACAGATGCTGATGTGATTAAAAGGGGTATTCTTGGGGCGAAATGGGGTTTACTTTGGAAATTTCTTGGAATAACTGCTATTGAAATGACGATTGCCGGAATTTTTTGGTTGTATGAATGTATAATGTTAATGAACAACGAAACGTATAATGAGTATGATGATAAGAATTCAGGTTTAGTTAAGGATAGTTATACGATTGTGAAGGAGTATGAATTGGACGATTGTATTAGGGTACATGTTGAGGAGTTGGATACTTTAAATCCTAACCCAAGGAAAAAGATGAATGTCGATTTCTTTGATGTTATAATACCATGGGCATGGCCTGTTAGAGGGGGGATTACACTTATTAGTGGAATGTCGTTAAGTTTTAAAAAAACTTCAGAATCATTGACAAAGATCATCCAGTCAAAAGGGGAAAAAGCGGTTGAAGATGCCTTAGAAAACTTAACAGTAAAGGAAATAGTAAACTTTGATTGTGAGGCAAAAGCATCGGAGATTGCAAAAAATGCATTAACGAGTGGTTCGGAACAGACAATAATGAATGACATTTTTACTCAAATTACTGGGTATGGGGGGGTGGATTCGGAGAAACTTGGAAATGCTATTGCTGCAGGTATTGAGACGTTTGACAACACCCAAGAAGAAATTCAGAAGCAAGCAGATATGATTAAAATCGACTTGGGTAACTATAATGACGGTGTTGAGGGTAAATATCAAATGAAAAATTACGGTATTGGAGAAAGAATAAGACATAAATGTAATTGCAAAAAGTATTTTTTTATTTATGAGAAATTAAAACAGTTAACAGAGGAAATCAATAATGGGGAGAACTGTAAAGGGGTTATTGGGAAATTAGATATATACTCTGCTGATGGATTTAAAGATATTAAGAATTATAACAACAAAATATTTAGTGTGAGTGAGTGTGATGTGGTTAAAAAAGAAATAGAAGATCTGGAGGTTGTATGGATAAACGCTGGTGGTGAAAATGTCATTGATATAACAAAAGTAGCGAAATGTAGTGAAAATGAAATAACAATTCAGAAATCGTACGCATCAATTTGTGAGGAAGATGCTGTTAAAAGAGGTGAGATAAGTAAAGACAAAACTATTAGTCTTCCGTCTGTGACTTATGGGTTGGAAGAACCGAACAAAGATTATGGATGGCAATTAGATGAAGATTTGGAGGGTGACGAAAAAATTGACTGTGGATCAATTCAAGCCTATTGGTTTCTGACATGGAATAATAATAAAAGTGATTTCGTAGAAATACTGGAACCATCTGAGGTAGAAGGAGTTTTAATTCCAGCAAAAGTTGACTGGGTAAATTCCAACGGTAAGGTTGTTTTTAAAATAAACGAAAAAAATATTAATTATTTTGAGACAAATTACCCTTATTTCTGTTCTTATGGTAATATTTATGGAGAAAAGTCAAAAGAAGAATGTATAACTGACTTTGTCGCATATGTTAATTTGATGCCATGGTGTTTCAATAAATTTTTCGAATCTAATTAAAAAATATTATTTTTAGTATTTATTATTATATATAATATGTTATTTTTATTAAAAAAGTTTTATGGAAGAAATTATGTCAACAATGGATCCTAACCATATACCTGAGGATCTTAAAACACCTTACGATGTTGTAGAATTACCATCTCAAGGGTTATTATATAAAAATAAGAAATCTAAGGTTAAGGTAGAATATTTAACCGCAATGGATGAATCTATTTTAACGTCACCTAATTTAAGTAATAATTCTAACGAAATGATAGATGTTTTATTAAAATCTAAAGTTAAGGATTTGGGTTTTGAGGTGAATGAGTTATTAGAGGGGGATAGGGTTGCCTTATTAATATTTCTTAGGTCAACAGGTATCGGTGAGATATACCAACAAATTGTTTATGATGAGGGTGTTGGTGATTTTGTAGATGGTGAAATTAATTTAAGTGAATTAAAACTAAAAAAACTAACCATAAAACCTGACGAAAATAATGAGTTCGACTTTACGCTACCGACATCTAATAAAAAAATAAAATTTAAATTATTAACTGCTAAAGATGAGGATGACGTAATCGAAAGAGATAGGGCACAAATGAAAAGGTCAGGTAGTAAAATTTCTAATAAAGTGGTTTTAAGACTTGAAAGTATGGTAACTGAAGTAGATGGTGATAGGAGTAAAATACAAATATCGAACATACTTAAGAAGATTCCACTATTAGATTCTAGAAAATTAAGAAAATATATTGACGATAATGAACCAGGAATCGATTTAAATACGGTCGCACGGATCCAGGGGGAGGGGTCCGTTAAATGCTTTCTTAGATTCGGCAAAAATTTTTTCTTTCCTGAATTCTAACTATCTCTCAAACTTACATAAAGAAATTGGGTATTTAGTTAAACATGGTGGGTTTAGTTATGGTGACATTATGAACATACCAACATATTCCAGAAAAATATTTTTAAATCAATTACTACCTAAAGGTGACTAATTTATATTTTATTGATATTTATTTAATAAAAGTTAGATGATGAATAATATTAATGATATAAATAAGATAGTCGAGGATATTAACATCTATATAGATAGTTTATTACTTGAACAAATTGATGATGATAACACAACAAATAAAAAGTATGATGATATCGTTAGTAAAGATAAGGGAGAGTTAACTATTGGTGACAGGTCAGATCAACTCGGTAAAGATTTAATAAGTGGTGACGTGACTTGGGAGAGTGTCTTCACCACAGATGAAATTAAAAGTTTTGAGGAGTGGGAAAGAAAAGGCTCTGAGGGTGTTGGTTATGTTATAGTTGGTGGTAAATACGCTGGTAAGGTATTAGCAGCACCAGTGGTTGGGGCATATAAAGTATATCAATTAACTACTGGACAAACAAAATTAAAAAACCCCTTTAAAAGAAAGGTTGATCCCGATATTTGTAATTGTATCGCCTTTGTTAAAAAATATACATCTGATCCATCGGACTGTTTAAACATATCAGGATGTCATCAAACATTTAAAAATGCGATAAAGGCTGAAATTGTAACCCTTTCGGATCATGAAGGTAAAATTGCGGATGATTATGCTAGAGATTGTAGAAACAATCATGCAAAAATTATTTTTGACTATACAAAAAGAGATGAATTTAACCAGGGGTGTAGAGAATTTAAGGTTATGTTAGATGACGCAGATACTGTAGCGAATGATCTTGGTTCGTTATTGGGTAAATATTTTAGAATTAAAAATCAAAGAGATCCAAATAAAAATAAAAAAAGTAATTCTGTGGCAGAGAAATTAATACAGTATGAAGAGATAACTATAGAATTCAACCCTAATCCAGCTCCACCAGCAAATGATGGGATCAATGTGGACTGTATGACACATGGTAAATCATTATCGAATACAGAGAAATTTAAAGTTATGTCAGCTAGCAATAAAAATGAAGGTAAAACTGTTGAGTTACTAATTGATGGGAAACATTGCTTGATGACTTTTCAGAACGCTGATAGAGGTATTCAAAATGGTGGGACTATAAAATGGATAGATAAAACAACAAAAGACGTTAAGTGTGCAATTGTGAATTGGAAAGGTAAAATAACAAATTTAAAAGCTTAAATTATGGCAGCAGATCCTTGGGATGACGATGGGTATCGAAAAAAGGTTAAACAATTAAAGGAATTAAGGGCTGAATCTAAAGGATGGTTTTCGGATATCAACGGAATAAGTTTAAAAGAAAGGGAGGAACAGAAAGCCACTATAAAGGATAAAATTGCCCAATATAAAGATTTATCAAAAAGAAATGATAAGATTGGGGAGCAAGCTAAAGAATTATTAAAATTACAGGAAAAACAACTAAAGGTTTTAGGTAGGCAAGAAAAGGTAGTAGGGAGAATACAACAAGAGGTTAATGTCACATATAGGGAGTTTACCAACTTCTTACAAACTACCGCAGCACAATATAATTACGCACAAAAGATTGCAAAAGAATATTTATCCGTTTCTAGAGATATGGGTGCGACTGCAGGTATGAGTGATAGACTAACTAGGTCATTTAAAAATTCATTGTCAGAGGTAGAACAGATGGGTGGTAGTATGGAAGATGTTACCAATATAATGAATACAATGGCTGAAGAGTCTGGTAGAATGAAAGTATTAGATGCTGAAGATATTGTTAATATAGAAGAAATAAGTAAGGGTACGAATATGATGGCTGCCGATGCAGCACGTATGGCTGAAAAGTTTGATTTAATGGGGGTTTCTACTGATACAATGGGAGTGCATTTAGCAACTGTTTTTAAAGAATCACAAGCAATAGGGTTAAACGCTAATAAAGTTATAAAAGTTTTATCAAATAATATGGGTACTTTACAATCGTATTCTTTTTCTAGTGGTGTTAGGGGTATGACGGAAATGGCTAAACAAGCTGTTAAAATGCGTTTAGACGTTAGTGATGTTTTACAAATGGCAGATAAATTCTACCAACCCGAAGCGGCTATTGAAGCTGCTGCTAATTTACAGATGTTGGGTGGTGATATTGCGGATGCATTTGGTGACCCTTTTGAAACGATGTATTTAGCTCGTAACAAACCAGAAGAGTTAGCTAAGAAATTAGGTGATATGACTGAAAATATGATGCAGTTTAACGATGAGACTGGTGAGTATGAATTTCCCGCGGAAGTTAGAATGCAATTAAAATCTGCTGGTGAACAATTAGGTATTAATACTGAAAAGATGGTAGAAATGGCTCGTCAGTCATCTAAAATAAAAGACGTTAAAATGAAATTCACATCACTTACTGATTCTGACACTAAAGAAAGTTTAGCTTCTTTGGCAAAGTTTTCTGCAGAAAGGGGGGAATTTGTTATACAACATAAGGGTGAAGAACTGGGGTTAGATCAGATTGGGGATGATTTAGCTGCTGAGATAATTAAAGCAGATGATGAGAATGTGGAAGGTAAAACAGATAGTGACCTTTTTAAACGTATCGCAATGAATACCCAAACAATGTCAGAACAATTAGTTAGCGCAAAAGAAGCTTCTATGGCAACCATTGCGGGGACAACTGATTTATATGAAATAACTGCTGAGGAAATGAAAGAGAATTTATTAGGTCCTATGAAACTCAGTATGGATGCTATGACATCAAAATTTACATCAGAATTTAAACCTGGTGATTTATTTGATAAAACTGAGTGGGATACCACTTTTAATGGTGCAACAGAAGAGGTAGCAAAATTTGTCACTACAGTAAAGGAATCAATAGGTGAGTTTTTGAAGATTAAAAAAGAAGATACACCAGAAAAGGTGGTGAAAGATGACTCAGCAGCAGAAGAAGTTCCAGGTAAGGATATAGTCTCATTTCCAGGATCAAATGGTAGAGTTTTATCAGGTGAGTTTGGGTCAATATCTTTAGATGATAGGGATTTAATAGCGGCTGGTGACCCTAAAAAGTTAATGGGTGGAGGAGATGGAAATGGAACTTCTTCAGAAATGAAAGTTAGTGGTACGGCAACCATAAATGTTAACATTAATTCTAATACCGCAATAAGCGCCAACATGGAAAGTCAGTTAACTAGTAAAATCATTGAAGTATATCAAAAGATAGCTAATGGTGATGGGGATCCTTCGTCAGTTTTTCAAGCTCAACCATCTAAAGGTTCTGATATTTTATACACTTAATTAAAAAAAATTCGATTTTACTATTGACTTATTAAATATTATTTCCTATTATTACAAGGACCAGATTAATACTTAAAATAATATACAAGAAACAAAAACAAGAATTAAAAAAACTTGAATAAGTATATAAAGTATTAATTTATTACCTGAAAATTTAGTATCTAATATTTATATAATAAGAATTATTATATATGGCTGGAATATTAAATCATCAAGGGTTATTTTACCAATCGGGTCCACTTTCTACTGAAGACTTTAGAAATAGTCTACTAGGTAGAAATTTACCACCTCCTGTAAATGAAACATTAACACAATCTGGACTTGTATCTAAATTACAGGATATAGGGAAAATTATTAATGTACCAGTTCTTGGTGTCGCTTCTGAAAATATTCCCATTCATTATAATGAAGATGAAAAGATGTTTCCACTTGGAACCTTTTTTAGAACCACCCAAAACGTTAATCTTAATAGATTTGTTCCACAAAATGATGATTATAGAACATATGAATTGACAATACCACCGAACTTGGGTTATCCTACACCAGAAGGTTTTGGTGAAAAGGTAAAGGGGTTTTACCCAACATCTTATAATAGTGATCAATTTTTTCTTGTTAATAAAGGTGTCACCAAGGGTGTACCATACCCATTTAACGTAATAGATACATATAAAACATTAACTTTCCAAAGAGAGAGTTCTTTGGGTTTAGTAGGTGGTCAAGAACTTGAAAAGACAATAATCAATAAAATCGCTCAGATAGAGGATGAGGCTAATAACCAATCACCAAGTACTGGAAATATAACACCACCTATAGGTAATGATGGAGGGGTTAGTAGTTATGTTAATAGGTTAAGGGGTGCAGAACAATATTTTAATACATTACCAAATGGGGCTGTTGGTTGGAATGAGTATAATCAAAAGACTGGTCAATTAAGTGGGGATCAAAAAGAGGGGGTTGAACCAACATTAGGTACTGAGATTAGAGTTAATACATTATTAACCAGAACCAGTACCTCACAGGTGACATTCTTATTCAACTTACTAAACCAGAATACGTATAGACCATTATATAAAGATAGAAGGTTACAGGGTACGTCTGATGAAGGTACTAACTCTAGTTACTATATTGGTACAGAAAAAAGTACCAACAGAGGGGCGATAACACCTAAGACATTTAACTCTTCAGATTTTAATGGTGAAATAGATACTAGCGGTAACCAACAAAAAACTGATGTTAATGAAAAGTTCTTTTGGAAGACAGGTGGCGGGGCTGATTTCAATGAAAAAACACTATTATATAAAACACAACAACTAGTTAATAATAGTAGTACTGAGGTTTTTATAAACCAAACAAAAAAGTATTTTAAAGATAAAAAAGAAGATAAACTTATTAGTAGGGGTAACGCTATTAGCCCCTTAGCTCTAATAGATGCTGAAGCCAATGGTAATTATTGTAGAGTATGGACAGTAAATGATGACTATAATTACTTAAAAGCCATAAGAAATACTGGTTTATTTTCATCATCTGCTGAACAAAGTTCTGGTTTTTCAGTTAAAACTGGTGACGCATCTTTAAGTGTGTTAATGGACAATGGGTTTCCAAAGTACCACCCTACAAAAGAAGATGGAAAAACAACACTTAAAAAATATATGTTATCCATTGAGAATTTGGCTTGGGCTGACAATCTACCTGATTTACCATTAAGTGAAATTGGTCCTGGGGATGTATTATCTAGAAATAAAGGTAGAATTATGTGGTTCCCACCTTATGGGTTAAGTTTTGACGAAAATACTAGCGCTAATTGGACATCTACAGAATTTATAGGTAGAAGTGAGCCCGTTTACACATACAACAACTCCAAAAGAAGTGGTCAAATATCGTTTAAAATTATTGTTGATCACCCAAGAGTTATAAATGGGTATAGAGGTAAACAAAATGACGCTATAGAAAGATTTTTTGCTGGTTGTACATCAGCGAATGATTTTTTAGCAGCAATTGGTAAAAACAGTGATATTAGTCAAACAACAAAAGATGACATTGATAAGAAATTAAATAGTATTGCAAAACAAAAATCTACTGATACTGTAAAACAAAAACTTGAGTCAAAATCTTTTAAGTTTGATGAGAATTCTTTAAAACCCACTGAGGGAATGGATAAAGTAATTGAATGGGTAAATGGTAAGGTAAAACCATGGGTTCAAGAACAAATATTGGCAGGTAACAAAGTGAAAATTACTTGTGAGGGTTACGCCGCCAAAAAAGAAAAACAGGGTGTTATTGATACTGGTGCTGATGATCCTGCAAAGAGTGAGTCCAATACTAATACAGAAGGGTCCACAAAGAAATTATCTAAAAATAGGGCTAAGGAAATTGCTGATCAAATAGAAATAGGTACAGGGAAAAAGGGGATAAGTTTTAAAAAAATTGGTAAGGGGTCTTCAGCGTCTACAGATGATGCTGGTGATGCAAACAATAGAAGGGTAGATATTACAATAGAAAATAATAGTAAGGAAGGTCCTGATGCGGAACCTAAAAAAGAAAATGTAGATGGGTTATCTTTTTATCCAGAGTTCGCTAATTTAATTGATGGGTTAATTATTGATGAAACAAAATATTTTGATTTTATTGATGCGAATTACCCTAATTATTTTCAAACAATATCCCAAAAAATACAATATTTCCAACCAGGATACCACTCAACATCCCCAGAGGGATTAAACACTAGATTAACATTCTTAAATCAGTGTATGAGACAAGGTCCTAGTATTAATAATAACACAGAAACAGGGGTAAAACCACAAAACCTTGCTTTTGGTAGACCCCCAGTATGTATATTAAGAATTGGAGATTTCTTCCACACAAAAGTTATAATAAACAGTTTAAATATCACCTATGATGATTCTGGTATAAAATGGGATTTAAACCCAGAGGGGATCGGGGTACAACCTATGATAGCTAATGTACAACTATCCGTAGATTTAATTGGTGGGCATTCTTTAGTTGGTCCAATAGATAGATTACAAAACGCAGTATCATTTAATTATTACGCAAATACTCAAATGTATGACCCTAGGGCAGATAAGATTGACGTAACCAAAGGAGGTACTATTGTTGACGGTATTAAATTGGGAGAGGAGAAAGCAAAAGGTGGTGTTGACCCAGACGCACTTACAGAATTTCTTAAAAACGAAGGAATAACCGATGAATTAAAAGATTCTGAAAGTGGGGATGACGACACCACCAACGAACAAGGTAATATTTTAGTGGTGTCAGACGGGGAAGATATTATTATATCAGTAAAAGAAGGGGTTCCACCTTCAGAAGTAGAAATAGATGGTAAAGTAGATAAAGATAATTTATTATCATATAAAGTAAGTGTAAATGGTAAAGGTATTATTAATAAAACTACAAATGAATCACAATTCCCAGTATTTAAATCAGAGTGGGGAGATGGTTTTGAATATAGTGACAAAGGAAGAACTGAAGCTCAAATAACTTCTGGATTAACAGCTGCTAACCAAACATTATCAAACAAACAAGCTGCAGTAAGTTCAGGCACATCTGTAACCCAAAATATTAAGGACATTAAAGAACTAGAAAAGGAAATTGAAAAATTAGAAAAAGAATTATTAAAGGATAAAAAACAACAGCCAACAGTAAAGGTTACGGCATTTTTTACAAAAAATAAAAAAGGAAGTAAGCAGACGGTAGAGTTTACTTATAACGGAACTGAGTTAATTAAATAAAAGGTTAGTCCCACATAAAAGAGTTTACTTATGGTGGAAAAGAATTAAAATTATAAAAATGGGAAATCAATATTTCGATAGATATCAAGACTTTAAAGTAGATGGTAGTTATAAACCACTACCATTTATAAAAATAGAACCTAAAAATTCTGATAAAACAGTAGTTTATAACGCTCAAAGAACTAGATTAGATAAACTAAGTCAACAGTATTACGATAACCCATATCATGGGTGGTTAATTTTATTGGCTAACCCTATTTATGGTGGTGTAGAAGAAAATATACCAGATAAAGAAATAATTAGAGTACCTTTTCCATTAACAGATAGTATACAACAATATATTAATGCGGTTGAAGAATATAGAAGACTCAACGGAATAGATTAAAAAAAAGTTATGGGTACTGAAAATGTAAAACAACAAGGTAGTTTATTTATTGTTGATCCCAACCCACCAGGTAGGGATATGATACCACCTGAAGACATGTTTATCTATGTCAAGTTTAGTGCAACACCAAGAAGTAGATTTATAGATGGTGGTGTTGAAAACGGAGTTGCTGATGAGGTAGATTTTATATCCACTAAAATAAAGTATGACTCATCAGGTGAATTAGACCCAAAATCTCAAAAAACATATTCAACAACTAGCTGGACAAATATAGGTGGGTTAGCTCCAGAAGAGAGTAGAGGGGTTTTAGAAGGTTTCGGTATAAAAAGTATTGATATTAAATACAACGCTAGTTTAGTTCCTGTTGTAGATATAACGTTTACTGATATTAGAGGGGCTGGATTATTTGACACCATTAAAGACAAAGAAAGGTTATCACCATATAGTATATTTTTTAAGATGCCTTACCCAGTATTTAATTTATCAGTAAAAGGGTATTTTGGTCAGTCAATTGATTATTGCCTACATATGGTTAATTGGTCATCTAATTTTGATGGTTCGACAGGTAATTTTGATATATCTGCCAATTTTTTAGGTTTCCAACAAGCCTTTTTAAACGATATGAATATTGGGAATATTATTGGTACTGTCAATACACAGAGAGGATTTGATAATTTAGAAGAAATTTTTAATAAACAAGAAGCTAATGATGATGAACAAATAGGTAAAACAGAAACTACCAGCGCGACACTTGAGCAGATTCAAAATAACTCAGGTGTAAACACTAGAAAAATAGATGATTTTTTCACTAAGATAGCTAAATTACAAATAGATGTGGAAGTGTTAAAATCGGAAACAGATGAGTTAGATAGGTTAAAACAGATAAACACACAATTAAGTCAATTAAAGTCCATAAGGTCCTTCATCGGTGGACCCATACCAAAAACTAGTGATAGTAATAACGATGGTAAAATTGATAAGGATGAAAAAGCTTTTGGTCAAGGATCAGACACTTATCTATATAAATATAACAATAGAAGTGTTATAAGGTCATCGAAAATTGATGATCTTATATTACAAAGGGATAAAAATTATCTCTCTATTAGAGACTACTTGTTAATTAACTCAGTGCAAGAATCCGCATTTAAAATTTATATGGAAACATTACATGATTTAATAAAAAGTTATAAGGAAAATAACGAACTATTATCTGTAGCAGATTCTCCTGGAGAAACAGTAGATTCTCAGAATAAAGATATGTTGGAAAGTTTTAACATATCCGATTCGTCAGAAGATTATTGGAAAAATTTTGTAGTTAGTTTAGATGAAGATAGTAAAGTAGAACCGATAAAGTTACCTACAGTGTTAAGTAGTATGTCTTTACCGGGTAATAGTTTAAACCTTTTAAAAACATATGATAAATCAGCGCATGACACTAACAAATTTTTTAATATGGTTTCTTTTAGTGGTAAAGTAACTTCGCCTGATTTCTTTTACCCGAAAGGTAGTTCGTTATCAAAAGATACAAACGTAATAGTTGTAGATTTTAGGGAACAAAGAGAGAGGGTTCAAGGTGTGATAGAAGAACTAATAATCATTGCTAAAGAAGAGAAAGAAAAAGTTCAGAAAACGTTAAATGATGATATGACGAAAAAATTCCAAGAGGAATTAGGGTTTAGACCGACAATAGATAACTGTTTTAGGATTATTGCTAATAATACTCAAGCAATGACAGCAACAATTTGGGACATAACAAAAGAGTCGAGTGCTCCTGGGTTAAAAGACGCTAGAAGAGAAGCTCTACTTAATTTCCAAACAGATGTTCCCGAAACAATTACCGATCCTATTGCTTGGCCATCGGCTTATGTTGAAAATGATTCTGGTACGTTGGAGGAAATTTATCTTGGAGATGAAGATCATGTGTCAGATACATCTAGTTTCCCTGAAGTAAAATTTGTTGAAGAGGTTTTTACAAGTTTAATTGCCAAAACTAAATCCTTAGAACAAACTAGTAAGGCATCTGTACTTAAAAATGGGTTAGATACTGATAATTGGTTACCTATAAACCCCATTGATTATAAGATAAACCCATGGATTGGGTTCTCTACTAGAAACGATGATGGTGAAATGGATAGCTTTATTGCAGAAAACTTATTTACTAGGGTTGCAATTTTAAAAAATTATTCTAAATGGGGTACAACGTCTAGGTCACTAGAAAGCTTTGGTGCTTTAGATGGTATTGCGGCAAATAAGGCGTTTGTAACTCCGGATATTAGAAATATTTATAATACTAAGTTGAAAAAAATAAATGCGAATTTGAACTCTATATTAACTACTGAATTTGGTAGGGGGTTAAAGTTAGTCGCTGATGATTTTGTTTACACATCAAAAACCCCCACTACTATAGGTGGGATAAATATAGGGGGGACGAATCAAGGTACACCAAAAGAGTCAGTGGAATATATTTTATTTGATGAGAAATCAATAATTAATAATTCTAAAAGATTACCTATTGAGATAACACAAAATTCAAGATATAGTGCAATTAAAACTGATAAAATTACGACAGATAATAGTAGTGAGTATAGGAGTCAAGATTTAAGAAATAATAATATAACTACGTATTTGGGGTATAATGTTTGGGATAAAGAAGTCTCTATAGGGTTGAAGGGGATAGATAACGGAATATATAAAGATTTTAAAATAGATAGTTTATCTACTATTGATTTAACGGGAAGTACGACACCAGAAGGGAAATTTTTAAATAGAACAAATTTTGTAAGTGGTGATACTTGTCCGTACCCACAGTTTTTAATCCAAAGTGATTTTTATACTGTTCAAAGTGATAGAGCTAAAGCTATTTTACTATTATCTACATTACCATTTAAAACTTTCAAAGAGGCGGTATTAGGTGCAGCTTTTCCTAATGGAAAATATGAGAACGCAAAAATAATTAACCTACCACTATATTACGCGTATTTTATAGGTGGACTCCTATGGAAAAACAAAGAAGGGGATATTGATTGGGAATTTACACCATCAAATGGAGGTTGCGGGTATTCAGATTTTTCTTCTCCTAATAATTGTTATTTAACAAAAGTCGGTTACCAAGCTTTAAATGGTAATACTTCCGATTTACCTTTAGAAGATGAATTGTTAAATATACCTGCAGCGACAAAAGAGTTACTTATTAAAAAATTCACCGATTGGGCAGATAAATCCAAATTCAAATCTTTTGAACAAGATATGAAAGTTTACAGGTCTAATACTACACATTCCGAGACACAGATATCGAAAGCTGCAAGGGAGATAAAAGCCAGACTATTAAAAATTACCAGTATGATAGTTTTGGCTCCAGGAATTTTCGAACCAAATGGTATACCAGAAAACCTTAAAGCTAGTAGGTCAGAAATACTAGCCTATATAAAAAGTTTTTTAGTGACATACTCTAATATAGAAAATGGTAAAAAAGAAACAGCTCAAGATGACTCAGAATCAGAAATAAGTGCAAACGCAACTACGAATAAAATAAAATTACAGATTTATAATTATTTTAAAAATATAAACGATAAGTGGGTTTCAGATACAAAACAATGTTTTAATGTTTGTGGTGGTTCAGGTGGAGATGGTAACAGATCTTTATATGATTATTTTAAGTTTATTGATAGAGGTTGGAATGAAATTGGACATAAAGCAACTATAAATTTAAGCAGTTTTTTAACTTTAGGGAGTAACCTACAAACAAGTGTATATTTCTTTATGTCAAAATTATTAAGAGATAGTAATTTCTTACTTCAGATACTACCCACATTTGTAAATTATAAAGACGCTGAAGAAGTGTCTAGAATGTTTAAACCTGTCACTACACTTCAGAATAATAAGTCTTCGGGTCCAATGTATTGTGGTATTTATATTGGTGCAGCCTCAAAAGCTTTGGATATTGGTGAGAAAAGTACGTACGCGTTTGCCAATGACGGATTCTCCTTAGATAGTCCACCTTCTGATATGATTAAAGAGGGTGATAATTCATTAGTTGCGTTTAGAGTTGGGTTTGGTGCCGAAAACCAAACGATATTTAAAAACGTCTCTTTAAACCAGCAAGAACATAAAGAAACTGGTGAATATTTTAAGGCATTATCAGAATTGGTAGATAAAAGAGGGGGAACCCAAAAGGTATATCAAGGTACGGATTTACTTAAGTTATTTAAAACTAGGTCATATACATGTAAAGTAGACGCATTAGGTTGTATGAACATACAACCATTAATGTATTTTAATTTAGAAAACGTTCCGTTTTTTAATGGGGCATATTTAATAACTAGTGTAAATCATAGTATATCCCCTAACCATATGACTACAAATTTTACAGGTGTTAGACAATCTAAATTTATAAGTGAACCTAATGAAGAAATATTGGCAGATTTAAATCTAGATTTAAATGAAACAAATGAAATACCTAAAATTGAACTTATTAATAAAACGTCTAAAAACGATACATATAAAATAGGTGTATTAGACCCTCAAGACCGTTTTGATTTTGATACAAAATGGAAGGTAAGTAACTTTAAAGAAATGGGGGTAGACTTTAATTATGTAACTGGATTAAGTTCATTTGGAGAAGACGGAATACAAAGTGATTTAAATGGTGTTAGATTTTTTATGGAAAAACAGGGTATTTATACTAATTCCCAAGTGTGTATGTTTGTTGCAAATGTGATGGTACAATCGAACTATTTAGGGAATGATACCATCAGTTGGAGTAGTGAAGACGATAGTATTAAAGAGTCGGAATTTGATAATAGTACAATATATTCAGGTAAAACAATGTTTTATGGTGATAATTCTACAATACCTGCTGATAACCCATTTAAAGATATATTAAGTATTCCAGCTAACAACCCCAAAGGGATATTAGGTAGTACCCCATCATATACTGGGTCTGGAGATAATAACGTTGCTTACGTTTCGGTAGGAGATAGTGAGTATGAAGAAGTTAACACAATTTCCACAAAAAGTTCTACGGGTGATGAGATATCAGATGAAGCCTTCGTAAAGATAGCGGCTGCAAAATTAAAATATTATAATATATATCCTGGTGATGGGTGGAGATTTAAACCTAGAGGATATTTATATATTACGGGAAGAAGAGAATATTTTGAATATAGTAAATCTCCTTTAGGTTTTTCATCGGTGTTTATTGAACCATATACTTTAGAAAATAATTTTATCGAATCCTTTAATGCAGCAATTTATGTTTGGAAAACTAAAAAGCCAACCAACGAATCGACTTTAAAGGGTCCATATAAAAATTCGTATGACGCAGCTGGTGGAAATGGGACAGATAAGGAGAGGGATGGTACCTCTTCAGATTTCGCACTAACTAATGAGATATCGTGCACCAAGGTAACACCAGAAGAAGCGTATAACGCTTTTGAATCAGTTTTATTGGCTTTTGACTTAAAAGATGATAATAATCCATAAATATATTAACTTTTTAAAATAAAATCACTATATTTGTAATTATGTACGTTGGAAATATAATAACAAGTTTAAAATTAGAAGAAGAAAACTTCAATATCTGTAACGATTTAGATTCTATAGATAATGATTTATCTACATTAATAATCGGTTGGGATAACGCAAAAGAGTTTATTGGGGATAACATTTCTATTATCCATAAAAAGATAAACCGAAAATTATACTGGACATTTAGTAAAAAGGAAAGAAAGGTTGACTTTGAAGTTGATTTAGAAAAATTTAAAGAGGTATGTTTTAATACTTTTGGTGATAATATTCCGTATGTTTATTTGGATATTTTACATGGAAAAAGTAGGGTAAATAAAAAAATAATAAAAAAGATTTTATCATTAAGTGACTCAGTTATTTATATAAGTAATAAAAATATGGTGTACGTTTATGGTGAAAACATAATATTTGGTATAGATTTAAACATAATAGAATATAGTTCCATAAAAAAAGAAAAAATATTAAATCGGATTAAAAATTTAAATAATAATGTTTTGGTTTCTGATGAGATATTTAATAAATGTAAGGGTTTATTATATAAGATAAAATATAAAAATAAATTGATACCTTACATTTATAAAAATGGAGAATTCGGATAAAAGTATAACACTAGCATCTTTTGTTTATTTAGATAAAGTTGATAGTTTTAAAAAATACCTTTTAAAAAGGTTTGGTATCGATGACGATAAAATATTTCAGTATAATTGTGATGAGGATAATAAAAAAATTCTTACATATAGAATATATCTCAAGGAACATCAAAACGTTGATATAACATCGTTTTTCCCCACAACCATCATTGTACATAAAAAAGGTGTCTGTTTTTACACCATAAACGCATTAAATTTATTAATTGAAAGTCTTAGTGATTCTGAATCTGGTAATATAAATTATAAAGATTTTAAAATAGATTGGGATAACTACCAGAATAAAATAATCATTGTTAAAAGAGGTGAATTAAAAATAATGGGGATAGAACGGGATTTTTCTGAATAATTTTATATTTATAGTTAAAGAAGTATTATGGATAATATAGACGACACAAACGAAAAAGACGTTCTTAAGAAAAAACTAGATAATTTCTTGGGTGACAACGATACTGAAGAAAAAGAGTGTATAGGTGACGAATGTTTAATCAACGATGGTAAAGAAATCGTTGAGAGGGTAAATAAAGTTTACAAAACAAATGATGGTAGACAATTATTAATGTAATAGAAATGAATAAGAAAGAATTATTATCTGAAGAATTAAAAAGACACCAACAATTATTGGAATATAGTTTTTATGTTCCCGAAGAAACTGATAAAAAAGAAAATTTTTTATTTGACGAGATTTTAAATGAACAAGATCCAGTTGGGGATGAAGAAACTGATGATACAGTAGAGGACCCATTTGCGGCTGATGCTGCTGGTGATGAAACACCAGAAGGTGAAGAAACTGATACTCCAGTAGAAGACCCATTTGCGGTTGATGCGACTGGTACTGAAGAAACTGACCCATTTGCCGATGCTGGTGAAGGTGCTGAAGTTGAAGATGAATTTGCTTCAGACGATATGGGAGGAGAAGAAACTGTTGAGGTAGATGTTACAGATATAGTTGATAAAACTGAAGAAACAAAAACATCTGTAGATGGTATTAATACTAAAATGGATGAGCTATTGGGTAAACTATCAGATTTAGAATCCCAAGTAGGAGGAATGGATCAGGTAATAGGTAAAATAGATGATTTAGAAAAAGAAATCGAAAAAAGAAACCCTACACCAGTAGAAAGGTTAGAAATGAGGTCAATGGATTCGTTTCCATATAGTGTATCCTTAACTGATTTTTGGTCAGATAAAGAAGGGTATGAAGCAACCGAAGAAGAAACTGAATATACGTTAACTCAGAGCGATGTTGATAATTACGATAAAAAGGAAATAAGAGATTCCTTTACTTCTAATAACGAAGAAGACGAAGAATAGTAACTATGAAAATATCTTTGACGGAGGAAATAGATAAAATTAAGAGACTCTATTCTTTTCAGAAAGGAGATAGGTTACTGACGGAACAAGATAATTTACCTGGTCCGAATTTTTTACAAATACAAAAATTTTTAACATCTAAGGGATATGATACTGGAAAACCAGGGTTTGGTGATAAAGTTGCCAAATCGTTGGGGGATTATCTTTTTGGTGAATGGAGCAATGTCGAAACAGTGAAAAATTTAAGCGATACGTTACAACAATTAGGGTATAATACAGGTGAAACGGATGGTTTTGGGGATAAATTCGCAGGAGCTGTGTCAAATATTATAAAGGCAGTCGAATCTAAAACAGAAAATTATGGTGTTAAGTTAAGTACACTAATATCTGAGTACATTGAGACACCTGATATCCAAGAGATTATAATTCCATTGGTTAATGGGGAACTTAATAAAGAGGTTGGAAGTGTATTATATGATGAGTCTTTTAGTGAAAATGTGGGAAGTGGTTTGGGGTATTTTAATGTCACTATAAAAATTACATTAACACAAATTAAGATTGATACGTTAACAACTAATTATATTAGTGGGGGTGCAACCTTTAATGTGGATATTAATGTCCCAGACGGATTGTTTAAAATGAATCGATTAATAGAGGTGAGTGCAGATATTAAAGGTAATTATGAGTTATTCGAAACTAACTTAAATATTGGTTTAGATATAATATTGGAAAAACTTTTAATGAACACAAATTTGGTAAAGATACCAAAAACTACTTGGGGTATAAAGATAAGCAATAATAAACTAATAGTTGATAGGGGGAATGTAGATTTTAACCCTTTGATGGATGGTACTACTTCATTAGGTGATTTTACTGTAGCAGAAATTGACACAATTAGGTGGTCTGAAGCGTTAATAGGTGATCAAATAACCATACCTAAAAAAACATTAAGAGATTCTTTTGTTAATATTGTCAGTAATGATCCTAATACCGTTAAAGACTCGAAATTAAATATTATAAAGAATTTACAGATTACCCCTAACGAAAAATTGTCCAAGGACGCTTCAAACTTTTCTGGGAAATAACGTAAATAACCAAAATACATAAACTAATTTAAGATACTTATTGACTTTTTAATGTTTTATTACTATTATTGTTAAATAAACATTAAAAAAAATAAAAATGAGTAAAAAATTAGACGCAATTCTTTCACAGTATGAAAAAAATACTGAATCGAAAGGAAAATCAAAAATTTCTAACGAAGATAGACTTAAAAAGTACTTCACAGAAAAATTACAGAAAGGTGTAAAATCTGCAACCAGAACCTTTAGAATCTTACCTGGAAAAGGTGAGGAATCTCCATTTACTGAAGCTTATTTCCACGAGAAAGAGTTAAATGGTACGTACCCTAAAACATATTGTCCTAAACTTAATGATGGAGAACATTGTCCATTATGTGAAGCTAGAAGTGCATTATTGGAAGATGGGTCAGAAAAGGCTAAAGAATTGGCTAAAGGGTTAAATCCTCGTAAATGGTACGTTGTAAAAGGTATCGATAGAGATAACGAAGATGATGGTGTTAAGTTTTGGAGATTTAAACATAAGTGGACTGGAGACGGTGTTATGGATAAATTAATCCCTTTATTTAAATTAAAAGGTGATATCACTGATCCAAGAGAAGGTAGGGATATCGTAATTGTCGCTGGAAGAAATGACAAAAACCATTCTGTCGTTAATTCTATTATGTGTGATGATGTTGCAATCTTAACTAGTGATACCGCAAAGGCGAATGACTGGATGGGTAACGAAGAGACATATAAAGATGTTTACGCTAAAAAGTCACTTGAGTATTTAGAAATTATTGCTACGAATAAAACGCCTATTTGGGATTCGGAACAAAAGATTTATGTTGCTGAAGAAGACAAAGAAGAGGCTGAATCCGCTTCATTAGAAAAAGAGATTTCATTTATGTCAGACACCTCAGAAAGTTCGGAAAAAGAAGATGTATTCGTTACAGATTTAAATTCTAAAGATTCTGATGAAGACGAACTACCATTTTAATATAAAATAATATATGGCTAAGAAACCTTTAAAAAAGAAAACATCTGATTTTTCTTCTATAAGAAAAAAGTTTTCCTCCTCTGAGAGATACAAAGAACAAAAGTATTTTGATTTGGGGGAAGCCTTCCAGAAGGCTACAGGTATACCTGGACCCGCTATGGGACAAATTAATATGATGTTAGGTCATTCTGACACAGGAAAAACTACCGCACTTATACAAGCTGCGGTAGACGCCCAGAAAAAGGGTATCTTACCGATATTCATTATTACTGAACAAAAATTTAGTTTTGAACACGCCAGACAAATGGGGTTAAAAACTGAATACGTTGAGGAAATAGATGAAACAACTGGTGAGGTTACTGGTTTTTGGGATGGATTCCTATTATATAAGTTAGGATTTGACTATATTGAACAAGCTTTTGAATATGTAACGGAAGTTTTAGATGGACAAAAGAATGGGGAATTACCTCACGATATACTATTTTGTTGGGACTCTATAGGTACTATACCTTGTAAAATGAGTTTTGATGGGAAAGGTGGTAATCAACATACCGCTAGAACTATATCTGAAAAATGGGGTATGGGAATGGCTCAGAGGATTACATCTTCGAGAAAAGAATCATCCCCATACACTAACACTATGATATTCGTAAACCAGCCTTGGGTAGAGTTACCAGATAATTCATTTGGACAACCTAAAATACAACCAAAGGGCGGTCAATCAATATACTTATCTTGTGCGTTAGTATTCTTATTTGGAAATCAAAAAAATGCTGGAGTATCTAAACTATCTGCCACTAATAAAGGTAGAAAAGTTAATTTCGCTATTAGAACTAAGGTTGGTATACATAAGAACCATATGAATGGTTTAGGGTTTGCTGATTGTAGAATATTGGCAACAACACATGGTTTTATTGAAGACGATAAAAAATATATTGATCAATATAAAGACGAACAGAAAACTTATTGGTCTGAAATATTTGAAAATGTTGGTAACGATGTGTTAGATTTTGATATTGTCTCTGATAACGAATATATTGAAGCACCCGTAGATTATTCTGATGATTGATTGTTTAACCACATAAGATATGATCGGTGAAACTACCTAACAAGAAAAAAACTTACTCACACACTTTATTAGTTGACGGTGACTCGTTATTAAAAACCGCCTATTTTGGAGCTAAAAATCTTTATAATAAGGATGTCCACATAGGCGGTATTTTTCAGTTCTTAACTATGTTAAGGAAGATAATTAAAGAATATCGTTTTGATAGGGTATATGTCTTCTGGGATGGAAGATTTAGTGGTAGACTAAGGTATGACATATATAAGGAATATAAGTCCAATAGAGACAAAGATTTCTATAATGAAACACCACAAAGTGATCCAGATTTATATATTCAGAAAGAAAGGGTAATGTCTTATTGTGAGGAACTATTCATCAGACAATATAAAGATGAGATAGTTGAAGCTGATGATTCCATAGCGTATTATGTATCTAAGATAAAGGATAATGAAAAAGTTGTCATTCTATCCAACGATAGAGATTTATGTCAGTTGATTGATGATAGAGTGGGGATGTATGTTTTAAACTTAAGAACTATTGTCACTAAAGATAATTATTTGAACTATTTTGACCATCACCCCACCAATCTTAAACTAATAAAGATGATTTCTGGTGACGTTAGTGATAACATAAAAGGGATACAAGGTATTAGTGAAAAAACTATTAAAAAATATTTTCCAGAAATTGTTGAAAAAACTTTGACATTGGAAAATATTATTAGTAAGATTGATACTATACAAAACGAAAGAAAAAATAGATTGAAAACATTAGATAATATAATAAATAGAGTTACTGTTGGTGTACAAGGTAAAGATATTTACGATATTAATGAAAAGTTAATCAATCTTAAGAATCCATTACTAACAGAGTCTTCAAAAGAAGAATTAGATTATTTATTTGAAACCACTATTGATCCAGAGGGTAGAGAAGTAAAAAATGTGATTAATATGATGATTGAAGATGGTTTAATGATGGCGTTACCAGGAGGAAGAGATGGGTATATAAACTTTTTACAACCATTCCTAAGAATTATAAAAAAAGAGAAAAATTATTATTTAAAAACAAAAACAGAGAAAGATGAAAAAAGTGTATAAAACATTTCCGTATGAATTTTTATTTCAAATAAACGGAAACCCAATTGTAGGAAGAAACTTCCCAGTTTATAATTTCAATAAGAATTCATTATCTTCAATAGAGATAAAAGAGTTAGTAGATGATTGTGTAGATATTATTAAAACACATTTTAAAAATAAAACATATGATTATATGTACAAATACTATAACCCATATTTTTATACTACCGCTGAAGAAGTTGTAACTACAGAGTTTGAGACAAAGGGTATTTACGAAGAAGAAGACTTTTTCACTTTTCAGATATTACATAAGAAAAGAATTGTAGGGGAAAAGATTTTTACTGGAAATGACTTCCCACCAAAAGTAAGATATGATGTCGATATAAGAAAAATTTTACCTAAAATCATTGATCAAATTCAACAGGGGTTAAGTCAGAAAGATTATACAAAAAAATATTGTGATTATGACTTAGACTGCATATTTATTAATAAATAAACTAATAGAGTTATGGAGAAAAAAGAAGTTAAGAATTTAGGTTATTTAGGGTATAGTTTTCAGATTAAGTTAGTTAAACAAATTGTTGAAGATACTAAGTTTTCAGAAAGTATCTTAGACATTATTTCACCGAATTATTTTGATAATGAGTATATTAGATTAATCATCGCTAGTGTAAAAGATTATAAAGATAGTTATGAGACTATACCTACATATGAGACTATAAACCAAATTATTAAGTCTGAAGTTAGAAGAGACATTGCCAGAGAGTCGGCTTTAGAAATGGTTAAAGAAGTACTAAACTCTGATAGTAAAGATTGTTTACATACACAAGAAGTTGCCATTAAGTTCTGCAAACAACAAGAACTTAAGAAGGCTAATCAGAAAATCCAAAAGATTTTAGATACAGGAGATTTTGATAGATATGAAGAGTGTGAAGAAATATTAAAACAAGCTTTAACTATTGGTGATGTAACCGATGATGGAATTGATGTGTTTCACGCCATAGAAGATGTTCTTAGCGATGACTTTAGATCACCAATACAAACTGGTATCGTAGGTTTAGATAACCTTATGGATGGTGGATTGGCTAAAGGTGAGTTAGGGGTTATATTGGCTCCATTTGGAGTTGGGAAAACTACTTTGGTTACTAGAATGGCTAATACTGCTTATAATTTAGGATACAATGTAGTTCAAATCTTTTTTGAAGATAACCCAAAAGTTATACAGAGAAAACATTTAACATGTTGGACTGAAATACCTTTAAGTGATTTAACAGAAAACAAAGAAGAAGTTAAAAGATTGTTACCCACCCTTAAGAGTAAAGAAGGTAACCTTATCTTAAAGAAAATGGCTAGTGATGGAACAACAATACCTCAGATTAAACAATATCTAAGGAAATTGACTTCTAATGGTATGAAACCTGATGTTGTCTTTGTGGATTACATTGATTGTATTGCACCTACCAAACAATTTAAAGATGAATGGTCAGGTGAAGGTAATGTTATGAGACAATTTGAAACTATGATATCAGAATTGGATATTGTTGGTTGGACTGCGATACAAGGAAACAGAAGTTCTATTGGGGCGAATGTTGTACAAGCGGATATGATTGGTGGTTCTATTAAAAAGGGGCAAATCGGACATTTCATTGTTTCAGTAGCTAAAACTTTAGAACAAAAAGAAGAAGGTAGAGCCACTATGGCGATTCTTAAATCTAGATTCGGTAAAGATGGTGTTATATTTGAAGATATTTTATTTGATAATGGGACACTTGTAATCGATACTAATGATTCTAGTGACGTATCTTTCTTAGACTTTGAAAAAGGTACAAAGAAGAAAGATGCGAACTTTATAACGGATGTTATAAATAAAAACAGAGCGACTTCAGGAGGAGGATAACTTAATTAAGTTATTTAAATGTAACAAACGATTTTAAATCAATCGTTAAGGAAATACTCACCTTAAGATCTAAATAAAAACACAAAAAAAATAAAGAATATGGACATAACAAATAAAATATTATCAGATATCACAGTGTATATGAAATACGCTAAATACCTACCCGAATTGAATAGGAGAGAGACATGGGAAGAATTGGTGACTAGAAATAAGAATATGCACATTAAGAAATATCCTGAATTAAAAGATGAAATAGAAGAAAAGTATAAATTTGTATATGATAAAAAAGTTTTACCATCGATGAGATCAATGCAATTCGCTGGTAAGTCTATTGAGATATCACCTAACAGAGTTTATAACTGTGCGTTTTTACCTATCGATTCAGTAGAGTCGTTTAGTGAGACAATGTTTTTACTTTTAGGTGGTACAGGTGTTGGGTACTCAGTACAAAAACATCATGTAGAGAAACTACAACCAATAAATAAACCATATAGTAAAAGAAAAAGAAGGTTCTTAATCGGGGACTCAATCGAAGGGTGGGCTGACTCAATTAAAGTATTGATGAAATCATATATTGGTGATAAAAGAAGTTCTAGTATAGAATTTGATTTTTCCGACATTAGACCAAAAGGAGCTAGATTAGTTACTTCTGGCGGTAAAGCACCGGGACCACAACCATTAAAGGAATGTATTGTTAAAATAAAAGGTATTTTAGAAAGTAAATCTGATGGTGAAAATTTATCCACACTTGAAACACACGATATTGTATGTTACATTGCTGACGCAGTGTTAGCTGGTGGTAT